GTTTGTCATTCCTTTTTTATAAATAAGCTCATGAATGTATAAGCTGTTATTGTGTTTGCCAACTTTTACAATCGCTAAATTATCTTGGGAAAATCCAAAATCACATCCAAGCACCTCATCATCTAATTGTGGAAAATCTTTATGTGGTATGTAATTCCAATTTTTAAATATTTGCTTTTCACTAAATACAGCTCTTTGCCCTTCACCATACACTCGCCAATAATCTGGATCTCGTTCTTTAATCCTTTCAATCTCATCAACTAATTCTTTAGGCAAAAACTTATTGTCTTTGTATGTAGATATAAATAAGTTTGCATCATCTCTCTCGGCTAGATCATAAAGATAATGTACTGGATCAGATGGGTTAAAATCAATATAAACTTGTTTTCTGGTCCTCATTACCAATTGCTGGTAATCTTCAAAAAACAATTCATTACCCTCATTAATCCAAAGTATATCCCTTGCAGATCCTCTAATTTTCTGAGCATCATCAGCACTAAACATCTCTAGTGTATGCCCATTAAATTCAAATGTGTTTTCTGACTTGTTATGCACCCCATTCCAGTATATACCTAATTGCCTTGATATATGTAAAAAATCTCTTAAAACTGATCTTTTTAGTGCTGGTAATGTTTTCCTAACTATGCTAATAGTTATTGGCTTCTTTTCAGTAGTCATTAAATACAAACAATATTGCATCAAGCTCCAGGATTTACCAGATCTTGTACCCCCTTGAAATATGTTTAATCTAGCTTTAGAGTTGACTGCTTGATAAAATTGCTTATTACAAAACTCAGTTACTCTTTTTGGTTTGCTGGTGTCCATTCAATAATTTTGCTTTCAATAGAGCCATCATGTTGTATTTCTTGCCTTTCAACATAACCTCTTTTTTTTCCTTTTGTTTTTAGTAGAAATATTGTTGCTGTTGTATTGCCATCCCTTATTTGCTCATGCAGTTGGCTCTCTGCAAAATCTAAAGCTACATTTTGTAACTCATCAACTTTTGCTTTAAACTTTTCATCCTTATTGTAATAATCATAATAGGTTGCTCGGTTACAACCTACGTTTTCGCAAGCTGTTGTAACCACACCTAATGAAAGCTCAAGAGCTTCTAATAATTTCTTTTTTATAGTGTTGGTTTTGTTGGCTCTAGTCATGCCACAAAATTACATAAAAAAAAGGGAGTTAAACAAACCCCCTTTAATTACCTAAATCCATTACAACTAAATGCTGGGTTTTATATTAGGTTTTTAAATAATAATTTTAGTTTATTATATGTGCATCTAAAATTGTTTTTTCATCTGATATGTTAATTACATTTACACCATTCATAATAAAAGGTTTCATGTCAGATTTATTAATTAATTTTCTATCAATAATTTTATGATGTGTAATGTTTTGTTTTTTAGAAAAATAAGTTTCAACTAATTTTCCTGTAAATATTGCATTAAAACTATTTTTAAATTTTACTTGATTATTCATAATTTGTTTGTTTTGTTATTAATTATACTCAAATATACAAATATTCTTTTAATTACAAAATATATTTTCAATTATTTATTGTTTTTTTTATTATACAGATATAAATACAAATCCCAGATTTTATCACTTGCATCTTTTTGATATGCATAAGTTTTAGGTGATCTAATTAATGTGCCATTATCATTTATTTCAACATAGCATTTTTTTTTGCCTCTAATAGGAACTATATAAACCTTAATATTGTTTTCTAAACACCAGGATTGTGCTTTTAAATATACATTCATTCTGTTCCAGATATTATATCTTTTTTGTTTTCATCTTCAACAAGTAATGCAAACCCTAAGAACAGATAATTTAAAGCATCTGAATAGCGACTATCTATTGGCTCAGCTTGATGCATATTCTGATCACCAGCATGGCTTAAAATAGCTTGTATATGCTTATTAAAAAATGTACCCCAAACAATAAATGGAGTTGTATTTAAACTTTTTGCTGTTTGTTTAAAATTGTTTAATACATCAATACTTTTGTTAGTGTATTCTGGTTGCTTAGCATCCATTATATCTTGAGCTTTGTCTAAGATATATTGTCTAGTTTCTTGAAATTCTTTTTGTGTCATAATATATTTAATTTGATTTTTTTTGCTATTGCTTCAACAACATCAACAGTTACAGCGTTGCCACACATTTTATATCTTTGAGAATCTGAAATTTCACCTTTTTCTATACCAATTTTTGTCCAATTATCTGGAAAACCTTGTAACCTTTCACATTCAATAGGAGTTAATCTTCTTATTTTATCATTGTAAACACCCATATAACAAGATGTATCTAATGTTTGTGATTGTTTTTTACCAACTCTACCTTTTTTTGTATTTGAATTTGGATATGCTAAATTTATAGAATCACCTTTTTTAGCTTCCTCATAACCTTTTTTAACACCAGATTTTACTTTTATCACTGGTTGGCCGCTCCCATCCTCTCTAGCTCGTGCTGATATAGTTGGAGATACTAAATCTGTTCTTGCTTCAAAACCTCTTTTGTCTTTATATGTTCGCCAAGTACCAACCTCTATTTTTTCTTGTGAAATTTTGTCACATTCATTAATGTAACTTCCTTGACTTGTTGATGCGGCATATCTTGTTGTGATTGTAAGGGAATCTGGGTTGGCTCTTGTTTCATTAATCTGTCTATTGTTTTCTGAGACAGGAAATACTTGTCCTCTACATTGTTTTGTAGAATATCCAACAAGGTAGATTCTCTCTCTATTTTGGGGTAAAAACCAACTTGTATTAAGCAGTTGCCATTCAATTCTATAACCCCCAATGTTGGCAAAGGTTTGGATAATTGCCCAAAAGTCGTTGCCATTGTTTGAGGAGAATGTTCCTTTAACATTTTCCCAGATAAAAACACTCGGTCGGCATTCACCGATGAGTCGTATTGCTTCACTAATAAGGGAGCTTCTAGCTCCTTGCATACCCCTACGTTTTCCAGCCAAACTAAAATCTTGGCAAGGTGATCCGAAAGTGATAAGGTCAATTTTGGGGAGTTGTTTCCCTCGAACATCTGTAACTGATCCGACATATTTACTATTTTTAAAGTTGTTTTTATATACATCTATTGCATATTTGTCAATTTCTGAGAAATAAGATTTAATTTCAAATCCAGCTTTTTCAAAGCCAAGATGAAACCCACCTATTCCACTAAATAAATCCAAGTGATTTAATTTCATAATTTATTTTTTATATCAAATAATAACTGCATAACACACATTAATTTATGTTCTAAAGTTGTATTATAATCATCAAAACTTTCTAAGGAAAGCTCATTAAATAAAAAAGAAGCATCCTCACATATTTGAGCTGCATAATGCAAATCTTCTTTATTTATTTTTAAAGGTTTTTTTAAGCTATAATTGTCTATCATAATTTTTATTTAAAATGGTACATTATCTTTTATTACTTGTATTTTCTTTTCGCCTTGATATATTTCTTTATAGATGCCGCCATTATCAAAATCTGGAGCTATCTCAAAATCACCTAATTGTCCATTCTCTTTTCTTTTAACCTTTTCAACATGAAATCTAACAACATCACTTTTATATTTAGTTTTTTGTCCTATGCATCTATAAGCAATTAAACCATTGTATGCCTTATTAAAAAAATCAGCTGAGCCAGAAATATCATATAATGTTGGTTTTTTATATACACCACCCTCACTTTCAATTTTTCTTGGATGTGCTACTAAAAATAAATGAGTATTGGTTTGCTGACAAAATTGAGTTATTTGACTTAGTATTTTTCCAATATAACTATGATCTCTTTGAGCTGAATGATCAAGCATATTATAGGGATCAATAACACAAACATTTATACCCTTTTGAAATACCAGCTCCCTAAATGCATTTAAAATACCTTTTAAAGTTAAATTTTCTAAGTCAATTTTTATCCAAAAAAAATGATCCTCAATAAAATCTTTAGTGTTATTTAGATCATCACTATTGCAATTTTTTTCATTTAGTTTATTTGCTATTCTTTTAATATGCCCTTCATAAGGAAAACTTTCTGGTGAAAACATTGCACATCTAAAATCATGCTTAGTAGCTAAGTTGCAAAGTATTTGATCTAATATATCTGATTTACCACTATTAGGAATTCCACTAACAA